CAAAACGGGCAAACTGAGAATTATCAAAACTGCCTCGTCTTTCCAGTCTGATTGACGAGCCTCTAACAATTTTCCCTGGTAAGCTTCCTCACCTCGTGCTTGACGCTCTGCATGTAATAATTGAGCATCAGACATTGCCATCTTAGCTTTTTGCTTGTTAGCGTAAATTTTGCTACCCGCACTAACCGCTAACTTGATTGCACTTAACCACATTGTACTTGTCCTTCCTTCGTTGACACATATAGTTTACCATTTTTCCGACAGTTGCGAAAGCCCCTTTACCTGACATCTTCCACTTCCAGGTTTGCTTCCATTTTGGATTTCGAACTTTTACAGGCAGTATGGAACCACCAAAAAAATCTTTAAATCTTTGAATTATGTCTTTATCGCACATTTCAATAGAACATTGAAACGATTTTCTACCATTGCCTTTACCCCAAATACCAAAACTACCCTCTCCATCAAAAATTCCTGCAAGAAAAAGTATTTTACCTTCTTTTGTAAGATTATCGTAGGCCGATGAATTTTTTACCAGTAACTTGTATGTTTTTAATTCCTTTGATGTCAGATTTTACTCCTGGTTCTCTATGTGGACACCCTCCTTTTTTCAGACCTTGTGGTTTTGGTCCTCTTTCAGGTGGTGGCCCGCTTGAAACTCCTCCGCTTAATCCTTTTTCGTTATTTCTTCTCAAGTTTTTGCCTCGCTACGTCTAATCTTTCATCTGATTGTTGATCTTGAACTGCAAGACGATCATAATCAAATTCTAATCTCTCTGCAGCTCTTTGGTTTTCTTGTTCTTGTTTAAATTGTGTCTCCTCTGCTTTTCTTTGCATGTCCATAGCTCTTAAATCAACTTCTTGTTGTTTTATTCTTACTAATGGATCTTGTTTGGCAGCATTTGCCTGCATTTCTGTTTGTGCTAGCTCTTGTGTGATAGCCGCAGCTCTTTTTGCTACCTCAGCATCAAACATTATTTGAAATTGTTCCGGATCAGCTTGTTGCATAGCAGCCATATTTGGATCTTGTGCCATCGTAGCTGCAACTTCTGCTCTTGCTTTGAAAGAAATGTGGTCAGATATGTGTGATTGCATCAAAGCATACACCTGCGGGTTAATTTGCACCATTCTTGTAGCCATAAAAGCCATGTGTGCTGCTATATGGGCATCATGATCTTGGAATTCAAAGGCTGTAAGCAGTTTCATTTGCAGTGCTCTTGCATTTTCTTTTGCAGGATCCATTGGTTCAGGTTGTTTTGGTGCAGGTTTTAAAATTGTTTCAATTTGTTTCGTACCAAGTGCCTCGTAAACACGTCTATAAGCTTCATGTATGTTGTGAATTGCAGGATTTGTCTGTGCAATTTGTAATTGTGTCTGTGCAAGCGTCACTCTTTGCGCCATAGACATAATATTTGGGTCTGCAACTGGTAAAACATCAACTCTTCCATCAAAATCTGCAGATTTTATTTGTCTTGGGCCGCCATAAACGTCATACGGGTACTCTGGCGGTAAAAATTCACCACAAATTCTTGCTAAAATCTTAAATTCTAGTCTCATTGCGTAGTAACAACGCTTGTGGACACCACTCATCACACGTGAACCACGCTCCATCATAGCAATTGTAGTACCAACAGCCCTATTTTGTGCATCATTACCAATATTGTTATCAGTTGTTGCCGCAAATTTTTGTCCTGCTTGAACAACAAAACCTAAAAGATTAAATAATGTTGTTGAAGGCTCAGTAAAAGGTAGGTTAAAGAATTGATCTCTAATATTTCCACCCGGTGCATCAACATCTCTAAACTCTCCAGGTTGAATTGGTTGGTCATCATCCCTAACTCTGATACCTCTAGACTTAAATCCTGCTGGTAAATTTTTTAAAGTACCTGCATCAATTAATTGTCTTAAGGCTTGTGTTGCTGCAGTTGATAATCCACCAATCATATGTGTTAAACCAAAACCATAAAAGCCAAGACCAGGTAAAAATTTGTAATGCACAAAGTATTCTACTCTTGCATAATTTAAATCACCAGGTTTGTAGTTTCTATAAATAGATAAAATCTCTCCAGAGCCTTCATCAATTGTAACTATGTACGGAATCTTAACTGCCTTTGCATTTTCATCAAAATCTTCGTAGTCATCTAAATTTAAATCAACATGCATCTCTAAAATTGTATGCAGATAATCGTCTCCTGTTTTTTTAACACCTTCGATTTCATTTAATTTTTTCTGTAAGTTATCTGGCTCTGGTTGTCCTTCTGTTAATTCTATATCTCTATAAAATCCTGCAGCCATTTTTTTATTAACTTCATTCTTGGTCATTTTAAAAGCATGAGTAATTCTTTCACAATCTTTTAAATCTGACGCGTAATAAGGAACTACTATTTCCTCTGCCTGTAAAAATTTTGATACTGGTCTTCCAAGTAATTCATCATAGTATATTTTTTTGAATGTAGAACCTGAAAGCGGTAAGTAGAAAAGCATCTGATCCATATCAGTTGTATATTCTTCCATATCCTCCATGAGAAGATAGTTCATATATTCTTTCACACGATCTGCCTGTTGTTCTACAGCAGGTGTAACCAAACCAATCGTTTGTACTCTTACAGGACCATCAGATGGTACAAGTTCTTTGTACGCTTGAGCTTGGAACTGTGTTACAGCTTCAGATAACATTGGGTGAGTAACGTTAGAGGCACCTTTAAAAGGTCTTGTCACATTTACGTACTTTGTACCCAACAGGTCTAAGCCTTTGATGTAAGCATCTTCCCAATCTTTTCTCGATAGCTTATCTTTTTTGTATTCTTGAACAAGCTCAGAGGCCATTTCTCTTAAAGTACGTTCATCCATGTTCTCTGCTAGATTGGCGTTAAAATCATCTTGAGGTCTTTCCTCAGCTACTTCTTCACCTTCAACAGAGACATCTACAGGCATTCCATCAGGTTGTTCCTGAATTTCCTCTACCTTGATTTCCTCATCTACAATTTCATTATTTTTCTCTACAGCCATAATTAATTATACCTTCTTGTTTTGAACATATCTACTACAAGACCTCCCATGTGTCTGTAGGTTTTCTGTGTTTGCCTCATTAATGGAGATACTTTAACTGCAAAAGCATCAAAATACAACCTTGGATCATTCTGTAAAATAAGCTTATAACCCTTCTTTGGATCCTTAATAGCTTCGGTATGAAATTCATTTGTTATCTCTTTGCCTTTCATCTTGTGTGAATCAGGATATTTAAATTTTTCTTTTGATACATTTTTGTAAGGAAGCTTAGGATCTGATAAAGATATTTTTGTGGGTCCTGCTTTTGATCCATAAAAGTTTCCTAATTTTCTCATCAGCTCTGGCATTACAGCCTTACCTCTTTTATCAATACCTTTACCATCTGCGTATCCATAAAATCTTTCATTACCTTTTTTATAACCCTGTCTAAAACTTAGTTTTGAAAACGGTGCAACGGCTACGTAGTCAACACCTTCTCTTGCAGCTTTCTGTGTAAGATATTTTAGTGCATGATCTCCATAAGCATCTGCCTCAACAAGTGGGAAATAATCAAATCTTTCTCCTCCTGTATTTCTTCCTGAGAAAGTTCTATTTAATTTATTTTGTACATCTTTTAATTCAGCAGACAATGCTTGTACTTTATTAGGTTGTCGTTTAGCCATGGCTTCGTTCATCTCTTGCATGATCTTTGCTCTGTTGTTTGCAAGTAAGTTCAATTCAAGATCTGCTTGAAAAGGATTTGTTCTAGTATCTCCTGATAATTGTTTAACTTTAGATAATTGTTTGGCTACCTTTTGGTTAACATCAGATTGTATTTCATTAATCATAAATACTTTTTTACCCTCTGGTGTAAATCTTGTGTCATATCTTATGTGATAAATATTGTTAGTTTCTTTTGGAAGTGCATCAGTAAAATGACCTCCCTTATTGAAAGGATTACGATTTGATGAAATTGGATCATCTAAAACCATAATTGTTTCTCTATAATCTTTTCCTCCTTGAAGAGTATAATTTGTTTCGCCCCCGTAATAGGTTTTATTATTTTTTAAAGGTGCATGTGCCTCGTTTACTTCACCTAAAACTTTATTCATAACTTTTCTATCTTCAGGTCTCATTCTAGCATTATTTCTAACAGCTTTGATTTCATCTGCGAAAGCAGTTATAGCACCTCGTCCTTGGTCGTTTCTTAAACCACCAAGTTTATATATAACTTCATCTATACCATCTGTAATTTCATCAGATCCTCGTATAGCTGACTGTGCATAATTCTTTCTTATATTTTTTAATTGATCAGCTGCAGTTTGAGTTGTTCGTTCAAAAGTCTCCATAGCACCTTTTGGCATTCCAAGTTCTACAGGTCTCAATCTATTCACAGGATTTAATTTGATCATAGCACCCAGCTCATTACCATCTAGCTTTAATCCAAACTTCTTAGCTGCATATAATAATCCGCCTGTTAAATCTCCAGCTTCATTAAAGATAGCTAAATTAGAATCAAACAATTCTTCTTTGTTTATAACAACTTCTTTTCCTTGAAATGGGCCAGAGTCATATCTAAATTTTTTGGGTTCTCTTACAGTTTTAGAAGTAGGTTTACCAAATACCTTTAAATTAACTTTTCTAGTTGACGTTAAATGATCTATCCAATCATCTGCAGAAAACTTACCTGCACCTTTTTTCATTATCCAATCATAAGTAGATGAACCAAAAGCAGGTGCTGTGTCATCACCCATGTGAAGTGGTTTTGTTTTCTTTAAAACAACAGGTGGGTTTTTAAGTTCTACCTTTGCTAGTTCTTTTCCGGTGTCCTGTGTCAATGGCTTCTCGTAAGTGAGAAGCTTTTGTTTTTGTCCGGTGGCCGGTGATGGATCTGGTTTCTTACCAAATACCTTACGGCCTATCCCAAATAAGATATTCTTAAGGGACATCGTCCCTCCTAGTACATTTTTGTAGGTTTGTTTCTACCTAGTTTAGTTTTAACGGTCACCGAACCACCGACTCTCATAAAAGTTTTTGCAGCGTCTCTTCTTGAAGAGGAGATCATTTCTTTAGGTTTATATACACCACTAAATCTTTTTTCTAAATCTGCTTTTATAGTTGGTGAAGCCCCCTCATAAGTTTTTTGAACTCTTTGTGCTTTACTAAATTGAGTATCTTTTTCTTTTGAATAAGTTTTAAATTGTGCTTGTCCTAAAGTTTCTTTTTTCTTCTTTCCAGGTAAACTTGCTACACCTGCTCTTCTACCTGCCTTTCCAAGTCCTTTTCCAACTCCACCTAATAATCCTGGTTTTCTTTTTCTTTGTCCCATTCTTCTTGCTTGTGCGGCAGTTGGAGATCTTTGAGCGTCTCCTCCCTCAGAATAATTAGTTGGTCTCATCATCATGCCACCACCCATTTTTTTCTTAGGCTCATCTTTTTTCTTTTTCATTTTA